GTTGTAGTCTCGGCGCTGCATGTGCTCTCCTAGTTCACGCGCGTTAGGAGGAAGCAGCACATTTCCATTGATGTATTGGTTAATTACCGAATCGAAAGCCATCGTTCGGTCAATTACACATTTTCCTGCCTCACCATGCTTAAGAGGGTGCCATACCGCAATTTCTTGTGTTTGCGGCCGGTCAAGCTCGAAGCCGAGCCAGAACTTACCGGGATATTTGAGGGACAAGTCCCTTGCAGCCCGCTTTTCGGGATGGGCGTCGCAAACCGCGACAAAATTCGTAAGCTGTGAAAGGAAGTTGTCAAGCTCGCCCCATTCTCTGAAAATTTTCATTTGCCAAAGCTGTCGTTGACCAAATCGGTTCAACGTGTAGGCCAGGACGTGAATGAAAGTCCCAATGTCTATCCCAAGAAATACTGCACCGTTTGGAATTCCACCGAGCGAGTAACCTGGAACCCGGCATTTGTCGAGTATCTCTGGCGTAATTTGATCCCCAGGAGCAACGTAAGGGAGTCCCAGTGAATTGTTGAAGAAGCTCCGTAGCTTTTTAGCATCCTTTTGCCCCTTAAACCACTTGTCTGCAATCTTAATTACAGTCTGAGTGGGGGAATGGAATTGGTTAATGTGGTAGCCACGTTTATCTCCATTGAGATTTCCTGCTACCCACTTGCCATCGGCGTTAACTGCGCCTCTTTCATCGTCTGAAATTGAACGGTGGCAGAAAGCGCACTCAAAGCCGCATTCGTCGGCTTTGTCGCCTAGCTTGAAGTTCTCCTCCCATGTGAAATTCTGAAATCTTCCGCAACCAGGGCACGGAACATGCCATCTGTGCTGATCGCTCGCCCACCATGCATCTTCGGCATCTACTCCGTGCCCCGGTACGGTCGGCGTCGAGAGAATTGTCAATTTCTTTACCTTCGAGCCGTCCATTCGGCTCATGGCGTCTTCCAAATTGTCTTCTACAAAGCGGTCGCGCTCATCCCACACTTCAACGTCTACTGGAATTTCCTGTAGCTCGCGGCTGATATTCGTTCCGCGAATGTAGAGCGCAACACCTTCGGCGCTTTGCTTGTGCAGAACATTATCGACAGACATAAATGTATTTCTAAGAACCTCATTGCTGTCGATGATCGTGTCGATCCTCTGCTGCACGAAAGTCTTTGAGCCGGTCTTCAGCGGTAGCAAATACAAATGATGCCAACCGCGTTCCTTAATCCAGTGCAAAGTCCTCGTAATAAAGGTGACGGTGAAAGCCATCTGCGCCGCCTTGGGAATTACAATTTCATCACTGGTATCTCGAATGACCTGAATGATGAATTCTCTCCCGCGCGTGTCGAAAGGACGACCATCTACCCTCAAGTTCATGCCAAGCGCCCATTCGTCCGGTCGAGCCATTTGTCTGACCGTCGTGAAATTACCCCTGGCGATTTGGGGTTTTCCTTTCTTTTTCAAAGTGGAATTAGGCAAATGAGATTGAAAATCCGATGGCTTCTATGTAAAGAATACAGGAGCGGATTACAGGCATAAAAAAGAGGGCCGAAGCCCCGCATAGGCCCCGACCCTCTGTACGCCCCGAACGCTACCGCCCTACCGGGAGGCAGACGAACTACATATTACCCGTTAGCTGCTTTCTTGGCCGCTCTACGCCGCCTCTCAGACGCTCTTTCTTTCTCTGCATTGTTTCGCCGGTACTTGTTGCGAATTTCAAGACCGTTATCGCCTGTAGGATGGTACAAATCTCTCTGATCGACCGGCACCCTTTCAGGCTCACCCCTAACGGCAGACCCACGCCTAATGCTATGCCTGTGTCGCACAATTGCATTTTGTCGAACATCAATCAAAACAAGCAAAGCTCGATGAACTGTAGCGCGCTTCATAAACTTTTGCTTGTCAATTCTTGACCAAAACCCCGTTCCTAGCTGGCATCGCCGCAAAGTCTCAGTCTTTCCAAGCCTTGATTGCAATTCTGTGAATATCCAGCGAACCTCTGAGATTTTCATATAGCCGCTTAGCTGAGGATCGCGCCCCCTGGAAGCCTTGTCGCACGGAATACAGTAATTGCTCGGTTTTCCTTTGTGCTTGCCGGTTTTGAAAAACCAAAACTGAGAAAGAGGAAGCCAAACTCCCTCCTCACCGTGCATAGGCCCATTACATTGCTTGAGCTTTACCCCGTTCTCTGTAAATTTGTAGCGATTCCAGCGGCCGTGCCAGTTTTTTCCTTTGTTCATTTACGCCGCCGTTTACGCATTGGCAGTTTTTTCAATTTCACACCCCTCAACCGCCTTTTAGCTTCAGCTTTTGTCATTCCTTTGGCTTTGGTTCGCTTCCCGCCAGCGATAGCGCCAAAAAGCCGTGCCTGCTTTTTACTCTTGGCTTTAGGCATAATTTCCTTTCCCCGCCCTAACCTCTAACAATTAGGCCCACTTTTTCACGCTTTGTAATTGCAACTTTGGGAATCGCCATCGGTTCCATAACCATGCTCTCGGCAGTAGATGATGAAATTACAATAATGTCTTCATTTTCCCGCACAACGAACCCAATCGACACACACTTAAGCGCGCCATGCTCTGTAATTGTCCTATCCATTTCTTCTTCTGTAATCCAAGGGCCATTGGGAAAACTAGACGAGTCAACCCACTCGATCCGTTCTATATCGTAATTACGCTGCGCCATTGTCGCCATCTGAAATGATCTTCTGTCCTTCAAGCTTTGCCCGAGCTACGCGAGCCATAAATTCCAAAGCGATATTGAAATCCTTGAGCGCAATCTTGGCCCTAGTCCGCGCTTCATCGCGGGTAGCAAGAGCCGCCTCTAGCTTTTCAGCCTGCTTCAGAATTTCCTTTGCGGCTCTAGAAAGCTGCTTGTTATCGTCAGTACGTCTTTTAATTTCATTCGTCACGCCATCGTCGCTTTGTTTAAGCACCGGCACACGCGAGCGGCGAACTGGCGGATAATTATGACCTGTTCTTTTACCGCCTGCTGCTACTAGCTCGTCTTCTTTCTTCTTTTTTAGAAATTCAATCTCCTCCGCACAATTTCCCGCGTAGATTCCAGCGAAGGATGCAGGCTTTCTTCCGTGCCCGCATTTACATTCTGCTTTGAGGTATCTAGCCATCTTTAAAGCCGCCGCCCTTTTTGTAGACTGAATTTACCTTCTGCCTAATCGTATTTCCAACTCCGTGCTCCTCCGCTCGATCTAGAAAAACCTGCGGGCCTTTGTCTGTCCCGTACCTGTTTGTAATTCGTCTAAACGCCTTTTGAGCGCCTTTGCTTTGTGCTGTAATTTTGAAAGGTAATGATTTCACCGCTGAGCCATCCCGACGATTAGAAAAATAGCAAGCCAAAGCGGCGTAACTAATGCCATCGCGATTAGAAAACCCTTCACGGCTTAACCTGACCAAGAGCGCAATGAATACAAATTACCTCGCTAAGAGGAATTTCATCGACAAATCCGACTAGACGCTTGGAATACGCCATACCTTCGATGATCGGATTTTTACAGTCCATGCAAATAAGGCCGTGCGGCCACTCCTCAGCTTCCATAATTAACTTTTCCATTAGCGCCTGTCTTGAAGTTTTTGATATTCCATCCCATCCTTAAATCCCTGTTCGTGAGCTTCAATGTATTTCTCCTCAGCTTCAAGCTCCTCGTAAACTTTCATTGGAACCGGCCTAGGATGATACCACGCTCGCCTAATTGCGTTCCAAAGCCTGCGCAATGCAATTGCCATGATCCTCCTAAAAAGTAATTCGGGAGCGGAGCCAGTCGTCATCTGTTCCAGTTTCCCCATTGGGTACGACGCCCTCAAGGTACTCCCTACTCCGCTCCCGTTATCTGCGCTGCCCCGCGCTCTTGGGCCTAAGCCAACTGGCGCGGTTTCCCTTCCCGGCGGACGATTTCGTGAAATTGGGGGGAAGCCCTCCTCCACCTATTGTCGCCCCTCAATGAACAACGCCCCATAAATCTACAGCCTCTCGTTTGCTATGTCAAGGGGTCTTCACAAACAGGCCATCCCAAGCCGGTACTGTCCTGCCGTCGATAGACCACGGTGCATTTACAGCATTTGCATAAACGATTCCACCAGCAAATACTCGCTTCCACTGACCGGAATTAATTTTCACAGCCGGTGCAGTCGGCAACCCGAGCCACCCGCGCGGGAAGGTAGCTGTATCTCCCATTTCAGGAATTGCAAAGTTTGCTCCTGAAACAGTACCCGGAATTGCTGTGGTATCCCAACTGGCATTGTTCACTGCCCACAAATAAAGACCGCCAATACAGGCATAGGCCAGATTTAGTCTCTGATCTGCGGGTGTCAGAATATGACCTAGGTTATTTGTACCGCTGGTTCCGTAGACGTTTGTAATTCCACGCTTCGGCTTTCCGTCTCCCGAAGGTGAATCCATCCAGCGACCGAATTGTGCAATCGAGTCATCGAATCTAGTCGGGTTATGAACATTTACATAACCACCCTGACCTTCCCACATGGTCGTGTCGCCAATTCCAGAACAAGCAGCACCGGCGACCGTGCCCTGGTACGTGTCTCCAAATGCGCAAGACCCGCCCTGGCCATTGCCTCCGATCAATTTCCCAGGAAGATATTCAATGTGCTTTTGCGCATTCAGCACAGCCCCGTCGTCCCACTGCGCATCTGTGCCGTTGTGAGCATCTGTGAAATAAGGCTCAGACCAAGAGAAATTGTCACCCCAAATTCCCATGACGCCGGGATGAGTACCAGTTGACAAATCCTGCTGGTACCAGTGTGCCCGCAATTTCGCGGCCCAAGTCGCGGTATCGGTAGAAGCAAAGTTAATTACATTGGGAACAAGTCGAGCCCCAGTTGTCAAACAGGTCATATCTCCTGCCGGACAAGCAGCCGAGCTAAACGCGCGAATAGTCCCAAGCCCCGGATAAGGACTGACAATTGGAGAAGTGCTCGCGTTGTAGCCCGAGCCGTATGAAAATGCAAATCCAGCCTCAGCACCGCAGCTTGGCCCGCTTGAAGTGCCGTCGGGTGAAACGCTAGTCCCAGGAACAATGAAATTAACCTGATTGGGATTAAGCGCGAAGGATTTGTCAGCGTTGCCCGGATTACAGCCCCTCATCACATTTAGCTGGAAATGCTGTGAATTAATCCCATTGTCGAAGTTAAACGACAAATGAGCCGCCAGCCGTGGAAATGCAATTTGATCGCCAGTAGGAGGCGGCGGTGGGGGAGGATCAGGAGCAGTTACCTCGCGCGGAGGAGGATCATGCGTGTAAGGAACATTGACCACGCCAGGATCGTGACAAATTTCAGGCGGGTCTACAGTTCCTTGAACTCCTCCGGGTGTAGTGAAATTTTCAGCCGGGGGATCGGTACATGCTTCCGGCCCGTCGTATGCGACCGTTCCGTTTTCAGGTGGAGGGTCGTAAATAAATGTTGTGGCTGCATATCCCATCGGAACCAGAACTAGGCAAGCCACAATTGCAATTAACCACTTTCTCATGGTACTCCATATCTCCGCCCTTAAATAAATTTGGGCGGCTTCCCCCGCGAAGGTTCCACCGCCCTAGCCGTTTCGCGCCAACCTATCCGCTGGAGGTTCAGGGGAATTCAGGAACCCCAAATCCTTCGGTTGGAACGGCGCAAAGTCATCGTCTCCTAGAGCGGTCAAGCTCTAACCGACTCAGACTCCATTTGAAAAGTTACAGCAACTCGCGCGGAGTGTCAAGCGCGGTTGTCCGTTGAATATCTGGAAATAAAAAATTCCGGCCCCCTCCTAGAGCTAGAACCTCGGGGGTCTGAGCAAGGTTCTAAGAAGCTCATTATCGAAAGAGGGCCGGAACCACCACGCCCAAGGCCAGAGAGCTTAGAGGACGAATGAGAGGCTGTCAAGGGGGTGCCTCACACAGGGTTAGCTGCACGGACTCACCCGCCAGCTACCTAGACAAAAAAATAATACTAAGTGAAATTTTTAATAGGGACTATTTTTTCAAAAAAAGGTGTGCTACTACGCCCCACCCCTGCATCTCTCTGTAATTCCACAAAATATAACTTTCCGGTCATATGAAATTCCCCTTATATAAGCCATTTCTTGTGTAATTTGAAATAGTCGTTTGCAGGACTTTCTTGAAATGTAATTCGGGATAGTCTGACGGGTCTATTCCAGGGTACAGGTCGGTTTATTCCTCACTCTGTAATTCAAGAAACCCTGAGATTTAGAAAAGGGTGAAATCCGTGAGAGACAGTGAGAATAAATAATCATATTGCGAGACACTGGAAGGGCCAGGGTTGGAGGGGTTGAGGGTATAGACGGACTACTACTAGAGGCGCAGTGAGGGAAGCGTGTAGACAGGGTGCTAGATGATTCCCTCGCCGCTTTATTTGGTCGGCTGTAATTGTGTAGTGGAAGGGCTTATTACAGGGATATTAGGGTAGGGACAATTACAGGGTAGTTAGGCGTCCCTACGCGCGAGCGCACGCGTACGTGAGGGAAACGCTGTAATTGCTTAATTCCGACGGCTGTAGAACTAT